GTTCCTGACCCTTCTCCACATCTTCTGAGTCCTCCATATCACCACAATCACCGTCTTCACAATAAGTTTCTTCGTCTAGCCATTTTCCTTCTTTGTTGGCAGCTTTCTTTCTGCTACCCCATACTTCATCTTTATCCGATTCTACTTTACCGTCACCATCCCAATCCTTTTTGGCTTTCTTTGATTTCTTATGCTTTTTACCTTCAAAAATGGTAGGGGCATATTCTTCAAAACGAGATCCCATGCTTTCTGCTAATTTTTCATTTAATTTTTCAGAAAGGGTATCTTTAGCTTTGGCTAAATTTTCATTTAGTACCATTTTTATTAACGAACTCAGATTGGTGTTGTTGGTTTTCATGTTTAATTCCTACTGTCTTTTGCTAGATTTATGATTTTATTAACAGACATGTGTGATTCTGATAATAATTTTACCATTCTTTCTCTACTGTCATTATTTAGACTTTTATATAATTTAGAAATATTTTGAAACTGTTCAGACGTTAATTCTACATGATTACCATCACGTAATTGTAAAGAATTAGAAAATGGAATAGGTAAAGAAATTGGCTGAATATCTGCAGTTTCTTCAATAGTTTTAAATGTTTTAATTGTTTTAATTATATCTTTTGCCTGTTCTTGATACAATCTTTCCATTAAAACCGACGCTCTTTCCTTTAATTCTTCCTGTAAAACAGTATTAAATTGGTCGTTTCGACCTCTTAAAATCATTGTTAACAGGCGACTTAAAGTACTCATTGTGGTGGTTGTTCTTGCTGTTGCTGATCTTGAGCAGGTTGCCCCGTCAACATCTGTTGATACATCTGTTGTTCTTGAGCTTCTAATTGTCGTTGCACCTCTCTGTTAATTTGAGCGTCTATTTCAAGAATGTCTTCTTCAGACTGTTTCAAGAAATTTTTACGAACAAACTCTTCAGAAAAGAATCTACCAATGTACGGAGTTACTGCTGCAATTATATCCAAACGTTCACGCAATATATCGTTATTTTTTAGTTCTGTAAAGTACGAATCCTGATTGAACCTAAACGTGATATCTTGGCTGATACGATTCCAATCGTCCTCAGTCATTATACCTTTTAATAGAATCTGTGTTTTCAACAGATCCAAGAACATAGAACTAAAACGTTGTCGCAATCTGTCAATAAATTTATTAAATTTTACTTCATCACGAGTAATCTCAGCAGATCTTCCCATATTAAATCCACTGTCAGCCATCATTCGTGATAACGGTACGTTTAATGCTTTATATAATTTTTGTAACAGATACTGAACGTCTTCCATCTGTCCGAGGTTTTGACCGCCGTCTAGTGTACTAATTTCTGTACCACGTCCACCTTCACGACGAGGCATCCAAAAATCTTCCAACATGCTCATATGATTTCGTTCGTCTTTAATCTGACCGGTTGCAGGATCGTATACAACCTTATTACGATAACGATTCATGATTTCACGTAAATATTGTTCTGCTTTTTGTTTGGGTAAATTACCTACGTCTACGTAAAATACACGACGTTCTGGTGCACGAGATATACGATAGATTGCTACAGCGTCTTCTATTTGACGAAGCAAGTTTAAAGATCGTACAGCTTTTTGAAGGTATCCTACAACACGTTTAGTTGCAGAATCTATAACACCCGAATGAATATAACAGATGGTGTCTGGAGAAATTTTCCAACCTGATGTGCTGGTTTGAAATGCTGCATCTTTATCTGTATCGGTGTAGATAAAATATTCTTCTATCTTTTTAACTGGAGAAAAAGGAGCCATACCAGCAAAAACAGTTTTATCTTTTTCTACTTTTTTAATCTTTTTAATCTTGACAGGATCGATAGGAACCAATTCTAGGATCCCCTTTTTAGGGTCGTTTTTATCTACCTTTTTATAAAAGAACAGTTTAGAATCAATATACCATCTTCTAAAAATATCAGGTGCTCTGTTAGAAAAATCTAATAGTTTTAGTATATGATTATACTCTGAATAAATTTTTGTTTTGATTGTTTCGGACAGATTTACATGATCTAAATTTAGTTTAACAGGTTTTCTGTCTTGATCTAACACAATACTTTCATTAACTATATCTTCTATGGCAGCGTCTACTTCAGGATACAAAGCCATTGCTCTGTAATGCTGAAGCATCTGATTTTCATCACGAACTGCACCAGAAAAGTCAACAAAAGTACCAAATACACCACCAGTTTCTAGAATATACGAACCATCATACGAATCAGGCGATATTGGTTCTCTTGTTAAAGATTCTGGTTTCTTTTTTCCTAATTTAAAGCCAAATAAATCTAGTTCCATAATATAATATTTATACCTTAATTACACAGACGGATATTAACCCGTAATAATGTGTGTGTACGCCAAAGTAACATTAAAAAACGACAGTTGATTGTCCACGCTCATGTCTAGTTGTAGTGGTCCTACTTGAATAGGCCAGCATCCCGCTAAAGTAAAACTTTTTAAAATGGAGGGCTGTATAGTTGGTGAATCGCTAGGTTTAGCGTCTAAGTGCTCAATTTTCCAGGTAGGAGAACTTGCTGTAGAAAATCCAGAAGCTTTTTGTAGCGTATCAATTCCTAGTCTTTCTCCAACCGGAGAAAAAGAATTAGACCACTCCATAAATCTGTTATGAAGATTACCGGCTTGCGATCCGTCTGCATTTTTAGCGTCGTCCATAACAGTAAACGACCAAGGAGCAAAAGCTCTGGTTGATGGAATTTTGACTACCTTTCCTCTAAATCCAATAGGCACAGGAATAATATTTAATTCTGGAAGTGCGGTAGCACGAATATGAACATCGTAAACGTCATTACCAACAATAGGAACACCATTTGCAGAAGAAACACGAAAACGGTTTACTCTGGTTCCACCCTTAAAGTTATTTAAAAAATCTGTAATTGCTGGCATAGATATCCTCTATTTTTAAGTGTAAGTGTAATCAAAGTGTGTGAACGCTAGACGAACATCAAAAGTACTTAAAACATTATCCTGAGACATATCTAACACAAAATTTCCAACATATACAGGCCAAACTTGGTATAGATTAAATGTTTTAAGTTTAGCTTGATCCGGTGACGAATAGTGTTTTATTGTCCATTTACACGCACTAATGTCTTTAGTGTCTACTTTGAAGTCTAGACCGTAATCCACAATTTTCTTTTGCCATAGTTTAAATTTTTCGTAAAGAGGCACATTATCTGTAGAACTCTTATCGTCTAAAATGGTAATAGTCCATTCATCGTATGTTCGTTCTCCAGGAATAGGAACTGTTCTACCAAAGTAGTTAATATTAATTGGGGTTACATTAGCTCCAGGAATAGATGCGGCTCTAATATGATATTGTGTATCTCCACTTGCAAGCGTACCGCTTGAGGAGTACTTACAGCCCGAAGAGGTTACTTCGAATCGATTTGGTCTATTACCACCATTAAATCCACCCAAAAACCCGCTGATTGTATTATTTACTTGTGGCATACAAATCCTTTGCTAGAATCAGATTACGTAAGTTTCGACTACTGCTCCATTGTTTGTTACTTGTAGAGTAATACTTTCAGCAACAGAAACAGGAGTTATTGTAATTTCTGCGGTAAATGTCTGACCTGCATTCTTAGAAGGATCCATATACACACTGTACACAGGTGTAATATTTCCAGCTCTTTCAACATTACTAAGAACTGCTTTTGCTCTATCAGCAAATTCTACTCGGTTTGCTTCTGTGTTTGGTTCGTACAGGTATTCTAAAGCCAGATCTCTTATTTCAGCTTTAATGTAGTTGATAATACCGACCACATTCATGTATCCACGTGAGTGTGGATACCCACCAAATGCACCTCCTGTGCTGTTTCCCATGAAATACGTTCCTTTTCCTGGGAAAGTACTTGCAATATTTATACCGGTATCTTGTAGAGCTGTGGTATCTTCTGGTGTAAATGCTTGTGCTAATGCTATACTGTTGATAATATTTCCTCGCTTTATACCAGCGGGAGTGGTCCACAGCAAATCTTGTGCTGCTAGTCGTCCAAAACAACCAGCAACGTCTGAAGCAAGATCTATGCTTCCTGTTGTGGTTACGTTTCCTTGATTTCTCCAATCAAGGAACAGTGATTTTTTGTTTGCAACGTATAGTACATTTGTGCCTCCAGTTACTCCGGTAACGCCAAGATAGGTAATACCAAAGTCTGCTTTTAGAGTGTCTGCAACATATGTACCAACCGGTTGAGTAATTCCTTTAAGGGCACCAACAATAGCAAATAAATTGCCTCTAGATTGAGCCATATGGGCTACTGTTTCTGAAGAATGGCTATTTCCAGCAGAGAAAGCAACATTAAAAGGAACAGCCGATGAATGTAGTGCACTGTAAGTGTAACCGTATTGAGTATTAGTAGCAGTTCCGGTA